GGTGCCCTCGACCGTGCGGGCGTCCACCACTTTCGTGCGCCAGAACTCACGTTTACTGTTAAACGCTTCGTAAAAGTACCCCGTGTTGCGTCGTGGGTTGGAAAAAGCCATCCAGAAGCGATTTGGTGTGTTTTCCGTAAAAAAACCACCTGTAACGGCCCAAATTGAGTCGTCAATACCGCTGGCTTCGTCAAAAATCACCAAAACACCGTCAAAGTTGTGCACACCAGCGTACGCGTCGGGGTTTTCCGCTGACCATAAGCGCCCCTCGACGCCCCAATATCTGGTGCCCTTCTTCAAATCCCGCTCAACCAGTTCGGTCAGCCACTTGGCTGGCATCACTCTGGTGGCACTGACCTCAAACCAGTGGCTGTTGATCGACATCGCCAGCCATTTTGTGATCTCGGCCCAAGTGATTGAGCGTAGCTGGCTCTCCGAGTTGGCCGAGATGATGGTCGTCGAGCCGATTCGTGTGGCCACCATCCAGATGGTTAACCAACTGACCAGCGCCGACTTGCCAATACCACGGCCAGACGATATTGCCTCTTGCAATACGTCAAAGTCCAGCTTGCCTTGGTTCAGTTTGATGTGCTCGGCCACATCCAGCAGCACCTCGCGCTGCCATTTGCGCGGGCCTTGGAAGTTTTCTAGCGGTGTGCCCTTCACACCCCACGGAAACGCAAACATTACAAACGCCAGCGGGTTGTCCTTGATCGCCGGACTCCAAAGCCTGGCCATCAGTTCCTGTTCGTCTTCAGCGCTGTAGATGGTGTTTTGCATTTATTTAGCGCGCTCTAGGTATAGATTTTAAATACACCTCGGCTTCTTGAGGTGATCGTATTCCAACTGCGTCGGGGTTTTGACCTGTCTGCCGCATAAAATATTCTTTCCATGCAGTTGGGTGAGTTGGAGACTTTAGCATTTCGCCCGTTGGCAAAGATGATGGCCAATGAAATCTGTTTTTATCGTAAGGGTCTCGTTCAGGTTGAATACCTGCTTTCCATGCCGCGCGGTAATCATATTCAGAATCATTAAGATCAGGTTCTTCGTTATATTCATTACGAAATTCTTTATACCAACCTGTGGATTTAATCCAGTTTTGAAACGCGGATTCTTCATCAGCGTTTAACTTAGACGTTGCGCGCTGCGTAGGTGCAGAAGCTAATCCGCTTAAAGCGTTTACCGGCGCGGGCGCTAGATTATTTGTTAGCTGTGGCATATTGCTCTACCTTGTGTTCCAGTGTTGGACTTGGTTCGTTGGCGATCACATCAATGACCCGTGACTCTGCTTGGCGTAATGCGCCGACGATGCTGATGCGCTGATCGACATCAATGCTGATGGACTGCTTGGCCACCCAGCCGTGTGAGTGCTGGAGGATCGCCAACGCCGCTTTGGCGTCGCCCTCGGTCGCGGCCTTGTGCAGACACTTGGACATCTCCAACTCGCCGTCGGCTTTGCCCTTGAGCGCCGCCATGTCCGCTACGGGGTCTAGCTCGCACAGTTGCCGGTACTCGGTAGGCAACATGCCGGAGGCCAGCGCCAATGCGTCGCCCTTCAAGCCCAGCTTGGCGGCTTCGTAGATTTTGTTTAACCGCGCTTCGGTTGCGACAACCTTGCGTGGCTCAAATGGAAGACTGTGAAACATGTGCCCGAATATACCAAACGTGGGTCATGTGGGCAATGTGGGCTACTTTTTAAAAATAAAAAATAAATTGTTTGTGAACCCTCCGTCACCGTCTGGCCCTGGCCGTCGGCCCTACCCCCCACCCCCTAAGTTAGTGAGCACTTACTTACAGCAGCCTGGTTAGTGAGCGCTTACTTACAGCCGCTAAGTTAGTGTCTGCTAACTTGTCAAATTTATATGTTAGTGCGTACTAACTTGGTGAAGTGAGTGCTCACTAACTTAGCCAGGCGAAGTGAGTGCTTACTAACTTGCAGCAGGTTAGTGGGTACTAACTTGGCCATGTTAGTGAGTGCTTACTAACATGAGGTCGGGGCCATGTGGCCATATGTTAGCGGGTACTAACTTACGTGGTTGTGGGCATTGTGGACAATGTGGACAATGTTTTAGCGATTGACAGTCCGTCGCTAAACGTGCGTACCAATGAAACCACATTCCACCATATGAAATACGGGAAGAGGTCAATCGTTTTTTTAATTTTCATGGGTACATAGTCCACAAACCTAAAAAAGTCAGGTTTCATGCCGGTTTCATGTGGGCAACGTACATAACCCACAAAAAAGGCACTTACCCACAAAATAGGGAAAACCCCTAGAAAATAACTCTTGACAATTGCAAGTGAATCCCTTACATTAATATCACTGACGCAAAATCGCGTCAGCATCCACTCAAAGAAAGTAAGACCATGGAAACAAATATTTGGGCATTGACATTAGATCAAATAAAAGCGCTGCATTTTGGTACGCGAGTAATAGCGGGCGCGAGCGGTGAGCGCGGCACGTTTTTAAGCGTTAAAAAATGCGGCACCGTAATAGTCGCGTGGGATTGTGCTAATCCTTTGAAAGATGCAAAAACCATGGCGCGCCTTGTTGAATATGCGTTAACCTAAAACCGGCCAGCGCGGCCACACCGGCCGCGCGTCAATTCAATCAACTAAACGAAAGTCACATCATGCAAGTACATCTCACACTCAAAAGCGCCAACGCCAAAACCGGCCCCATACCGGTTAGCACCACCGAGCGCGCCAGCTGCCCGCCTGACTGCAATGTCCGCGACGCATGCTATGCGGCCAGCGGGCCACTGGCGCTGCACTGGGCCGCTGTCAGTAACGGCACGCGCGGCACTGACTGGGCCACGTTCACCGACACGGTGGCCAGCATGCCAGCGGGCCAGCTGTGGCGTCACAATCAAGCTGGCGATCTGCCCGTGGCCGGTGGCACGGTTGACGCTGTGAAGCTGGGCCAGCTGGTGGCCGCGAATGCTGGCCGTCGCGGGTTTACGTATTCACACCACCGCGACGCGGCCAGCATCGCATGGATCCGCCACGCCAACGCATGGGGCTTCACTGTCAATTTGAGCGCGAATGATCTGCAAGATGCGGACATGCTGGCCGAACATAATGCTGGGCCCGTCGTCGTCGTACTGCCCAGCACCACCACGCAAAACACCACCACCCCAGCGGGCCGCGCCGTTGTCATATGTCCGGCCACCCAGCGCGACGACGTTTCATGCGCGACATGCCAGCTCTGCCAGCGCCAGCGCGCGGCCATTGTGGGATTCCCAGCACATGGTACGAAAAAACGGGTTATAGATATCAAGCTGGCCGCGTAATATTCGACTGCATGCGGCCATTGTGACCGCATGCGGGCGCGTAGTGCGTCAATTCAATCAACTAATCGAAGGGTAAACTATGGATATCGTAGACAAAACTAATCTGGCCAGCGCGTACGCGGCCGCATGGTTGGCCGTCAAAGGTCGACCGGCCACAGTGACAGTCGACGCGCACGGGTGGTTCACAGTTAATAAGGGTATCGGCGTTACTGAGCGCGTACGGGCCAGCGCGTTGATCAAAGGGCTGGCCGTGCTGGCTGGCCGCATGGCTCAAGGCGATGCGCAAATCTGCAAAAGGGCTATGTCATGATAAAAATTATGATCGCAAAATATAAGGGTATCGACGCGCGAACGGGCCACCCGATCCGCCCAGGCGATGAAATAGCATATGACACTGACACGCGCCGCGCGTGGATAACTGACGAAGATCACACGCCACGCCGCGCCAGCATGTATGTGTCCGATGTGTTTCAGATTGGTGGCCGTGAGTATTACCAAAATAAAAAGGGCCGGTGTATTGACTCGCCGTGCTGCGGGTGCTGCACATGAAATACGAAGTACAAACCCATACATGGTGTGATGGCTGGATCAATACATGGTCGGACAGTCTAGATGATACGCCGGTTATTTTTGACACCTACGCCGCCGCGCTGGACGAGTTAACCGACTTTTTACGCGAGCTCGCCTACGCCGTGAAAGCCGGACATTTGGACGACTATAACCCCGACGACTATCGCATTGTGGAGGTGGCCATATGACCTATTACCGCACGAAGGCCGCTGCACAGGCGCTGGCCGACGAATTAACCATGCAAGACCGTGAAGCATGGAGCTATGAGGTGCACGGGAGCCCGAAGGGCTTCTACGTGGCCGTTTTTGATGACGACAATCATTTTTTGGGGATCCTATGACACGCATTGAAAAAATTGTTTATTTGGCCGCGTTGGCAGTGCTGGCGCTTGATTTATTTATCTGGAGAATTTAAACATGAAAACAATCACATTGGGGAAAACCCGTTACACCGTGCGCGACGGACGCGACGACATTATGGCCGCGCATGCTAAGTGCACCGGCAAGCATAAGGTCGTTAAGTCTAAAGGGGCCGAAAAGCGGTTCTACCCTTCGTACTGGGCCGAAACGTCAACGGCCGAATACGTGGCCGAATACGAAAAACTCAATAAGAAAATTATGCCGTGGGACTGGCAGGCGCTGCGGGCCGAGCCCTGCCTGCTGCCGGTGGGTGAGGATAGCATGTGGGAGGTGGCCAATGAATCCGATATTTAAGCAGGCGCTGGCCCCTTGGACGCCGCCACCCGCACCCACACCGGCTGAGTTAGTAACGCGGGCGCTTATTATGGCGCTCACCGCGCCGGACGCTGAGAGGGCACAGGAATGCGCCGATCTGGCCGAGCACTGGGCGCAGGGGCTCACGGATGCCGAGGTTGAAACCTGTAAAGCGGAGGCGATGCAATATGTCACTGAGTGATTTTTGCGCGATACCGCGCACAATGGCCGAAATTGAATCGGAGGGGTTTACCCGTCATCAGGTCTACGGGGCCGTGAAACGGGGCGAGCTGGTCAATCAAAATCGAAAAGATGCATGGGGGCGCATCAGGCGCGGCGCTGGCCTATTCACGGTGGCCGCACCGGCACCGACCTATGACGCTGCGGCACTGGTGGGTGTATGGCGGTGATCTGCGCGGCGTTGATTGCCGCTATACTTGCCGTGCTGCTGAATTTGTAGCAGTTGCCTAGAACTTAACAGCCCCGCCTTGTGCGGGGCTTTTTTTTATACCTCGACCATGCGGCGCAAGTCTGACTTCGACATGTCCACCATGTCACGGACGCAAAAGACGTGCTTCTTGCTGTCATAGTCACGCGATTTAATCCGGCCCATGTCCACCCATCCGGCCTCTTTGAGCGCATGTAAGAGCGCACCCTGTACGATCTTGGTTCCCACGGGGGCTTGGCCTTGCAAGCGGTCGCAAAGGGCGTGAAACGGCCCACCGACCACACCACGCGAAAACTCACCGGCGCGGCGGCGCATGAGGTCAACCAAAAACGATTCTGCGGTGCTCATGCCATGCTCGACCATAATTGCCTTGGCCTCGGTCATAGGAGGAGGCGCGGTCGGATTCCACGCTGACACGTCACGGGTGTGCAAGTAATGGGCGACGGCCTCAAAGCCGCCACGGTGCTGATACCAATTCCACAAGCTCACCGCCTGAGCCTCTGGCAGTTTAGAGGCCTCTGCCCAGATCACGAACCACCGGCGATCCTCTGAGGGGATTGAGATGGCTACGCGCTCATTGGAAAACGCAACCACGAAAACGCGGTTCAGGGCGTAGTAGGGGTGCAAGCCTTTACGGTTGACCATCAGGTACTCGGGGGGCGCTGCGATGATGGGTTTAAGGTGGTTTTCCAACGCGCGGCGGTCTTTGGCCTCTGCTTGGCGTAGCTCGGCGATTTCCATCACTTCGCACTCCAGCCCGTAGCCCCATTGGGAGGTCAGGTCTTCGTTCTTAATGATGCTGCAATTGACCTTGGCGCGGCCACCGATCGCCCAAAAAAAGGGGGCGAAAAGGGTGTCTTTGCCTGAGCCGTGGTTGCCACCCATCAGAATGGCGTGATTGATCTTATGGGTCGGGAATTGCACTTTGTGCGCCAATGCGTTCAACAGGTGTTCACGCTCAAACCGCTCGGGAACCATGCGCTCGACGTGTGCGAGCCACTGGGACACGTCACCGGCTGCGGGCGTAGGACGGGCATCGCGCCAGCGGTTGCCGTAGACCATGCCGTCACGGGCGACCAATACCGACTCACCAGCGGCGTATGTGACACCGACCAAAGCCTTCGCCCCCTTGGCTTGGCGTAGCTCATCGAACGACGTAGCCGCCTCAACGCGGCGTTTCACATTGTGAACTGACTTGCAGTCGATGTGACGGAACAAGGCGTTGAACGTGTGGCGACTGATCTCGCGGCGGTCTTGCATGTCGAAGAACGCATCATCTACCTGTATGTACGCAAACCGGCCCCACCATTCGTTCTTCTCAATGCGGCCTAGCTCTTTGCGCTCGACCTCGGCAATGACGGCAGCGGCAGCGTCGGGGTACTCGGGTGTCGGGGTGAGCTTGGACAATGCCGAGTCCATCGCCTGCGCCAGTAGCTCTTCACGAAGACCTGGGGTATGCGCTGGGCCACCGTTGTCGGTCACCCACTGCAAGAACATGCGCGAGTCGAAGTCCACGCAATGCGAATGCAGACAGCAGTATGCGCGGTTGGACGGCATGTACCTGCCTTCGGGGTTGCCGTCGGTATGCTCTGCGCCGTTGGGGCAAATCACGCCCGCCCAGCCTTCGCCGTTGGGCTTGGACAGTAGCAGACCC